ATGAGGGAATTCAGTTATATCAACCACTACAAATGCAGAGTAATCCTTTGATACTCCTCTGGCCACATCCACTGCAATAGCATAATCATGAGCTGGTTGAGGAGCTACATAAACATCTAAACCAGCACTTGTAGTTTCTGGTGTTTGATAAACCATCGTCCTTAATTTACTAGGAGCAATAAGGGTATCAACCGATCCTAGGAATTCACACTCAAACTCAATCTTGAACTGCTGTTCCGAAGTATTGGCAATAGTTTGCTCTTTCCAAACTTCATCTCTTCCTGGAACCTCAGACCAATGAACATCAGTGGGTACATATTCATTCTTTCCTCTTTCCGCATCATGCCAATACCTATAAAAATGATTCATCCCGTGAGGGGTTGAAACCATTATAACTTTGGTTGATTTACCAGAAGTAATAGTAGGATAAACAGAAGCAAAGAATGACTCAGCAATGTGATTTGGAACAAACGCAAATTCGTCCAAAAATAAGATATTAAAAGACATACCCCTAACGGCACTGGCAGAAGTACTAGCAGCCAATATTTTAGATCCATTTTCTAATTCTAGTGAACCCTTATTCCAAGATATAATACCCTGCTGCATCCATTTAGGGAGATTTTCATATGCAGTTTGTAATCTACCTAACAAATCTCTCGCAGTTGCAGCTTTGTTAGCAAGAATACCAATGTTAACATTATCATTAAATACTGCATAATGCAACAAATATGCAACAGACGTAGTAGACTTACCTGTCTGACGCGGCATCTTACATATATTAAATCTATTATCGTGAAATTTTCTAATTAAACCTTCTTGAAAGTCATAAGGTTCAAAAGGAACAAGACCCTCATCCAAGGAAACAATCTTTACATGTTGTTTAGCGAAATAAACAGGATCTGATTTACATGCCATAAATTCAAGAATTTGATCTTTTGTAAATTCTTGTTTAACATTTGCTTTTTTTAAAAGGGGATTACCTAGATAAACCTCATCTAATGCCATTATAAAACTCCTAATTAATCTCCTGTTTGAAGAAGAGGTGCTTGTGGATCATAATCGGTTACTTCAAAACTATGCAGTTTAGCAGTAGGATATACCTTTTGTAATTGATCTAATACCTGTTTACGAGATGGTTTCTTAGCAGATGGAAAGAACATTTGAATACCCATTGTTCTTCCTCTCCATGCCAAATATATTTGTACTATATTTCCTGGTTTATTATAGTTGGGAACTCTACGTATTTCAGTTAATTCTGCTGGATCTTCCCATTCAACCGTTTGTTGAGTTGGTACAAGAGGTTCTGGTTTAATAAGGTCTATAACTTCAAAAGCAAGACCACCTGTTGCATTACCAATTTGTAACGAATCTCCTTCTTCCACATTATTTTCAGCGAACCATCCTCTATTTACTTCTAATGCAGAAGCAACTTCTCCATCAGAAGAGACGGGTAAAAGTGTAAATGGATTCAAAGGTTTAATACTTTCAATAGTTCCATCTTCCTTGATAAATGCAATATCAAGTGGAATACGAGTATCCTTCATATGGAAAGATTTTTGTCCTACTTCTTCAAAAACAAAAAGCATTCCCCTATCATATTCCAAACTCTCTCTAAACATTAAACCTAAACGAAATTCAGTGGAATTCTGAGGGACTTCTAATTTAAGAGGGAGTCTTACTGATTCTCCCATTCCTCCACCGCCATTGCCACCACCACCGTTACCGTTCCCACCATTACCATTGCCACCATTGCCATTACCATTTCCATTCCCGTTATGGGACCCATTACCGTTGCCATTACCATTTTTACCATTCTTTCCATTTTTTTTCTTAGGTTCTAACCATCCACCATATCCTATCCTCATTCCACTAGGAATAGGCATACACTTCTTTTCTTTCGTGCAGAAATAATAACCTTGTTTACACTCCTTCATGGAAAAAAACCTATACCCTATTTTTTATTTAGGAATCCCTTTAAATTTTGTTTCCTTACGGCGTTCTGAGTATTTCTGGATATAAAATCCATATAATCATTGGATGCTTTTACCATAGTATCAATAGACTCACCATCTCCTACTGCAGAATCTAAGGTAAGGTGTAAAACAGGATATACCCCACCCCAATTTGCATAAATTGGTTTATTAATTTCTTCGGGAGTCTGAAAATCCTGAGATAATAAATCCATATCCCCAATACTTCTATTATGCAATTTTAATGAATCAGGAAAAAGTTTCACATCAAATCCAGCAACAGGATCTTCTGCATCCGCACTGAATCCTGGAACATTAACATTGGAACGAGTCCAGTTAGTGGGTTGTTCTTTAAGAAACTCTTTAAAGGATTTCATATTACAAGTTAGTAATAGTGAGGTTATTAAGAGCACCAACACCAACCCATGTAGTTCCATTATAGATTTCTAATTGCCCAGTAGTAGTATTAAAGATCAGAGCACCCGTATTAACAGTAGTAGCATCCCTTACTACAGTAGTAATTACTGGTGGATAGAACATTGTAGAAGCAGTAACTACCCCCGCAAATACTGCATTACCACTAGGTAATATAGTAGCACCTACACCCGTACCATCATCATAATCATATCCAACATTAATTCCACTTCGAGCAGTAACAAAACCAATAGAGTCTAAATTAACTACATTCTCTTTGAAAATGGTTCCTGCAACAGATATATCCCCATCAAAATATGCAACAACCGTTGTTGTACCTGATCCAGCAGTTGGTCCTTTTCCAACATATAATGAGTATTCTGCTCTTGCAGTAGTAGCAATACCAACTACTTTACTAGTACTAACACCAACAGCATCAACTGCCCATGTACCAGCAGCACCAACTCCACCACCTTCTCCACCATACCAGATCTTTTTGGTGCCATCATATTTAAGCACCATTCCATCATCTAATTCACCAGCATTATATTGAGTCTTAATCCCAACATCATCAAGATCATCTAACCAAACAGCACCACCACCACCTAAAACAGATAACTGCTGCTGAACTCTATTAACAAATAAACGATAATGAGATGCTAAATCTTCAAGAGTAGCATATTTCTGATCTAATGGTGTTAAAGGATCAGAATTCTTTACATCAGGAGGAATATTTAAAAGACCTTCATTAATAACAGTATCTCCAACCTTTATAGTGGGAGAAACCTTTTCCTCATACCTTTCTATTAGGAGTTCTAAACGATTAACTTTCTCAACTAATTCCTTCTTTACCTTAAAGAGATTTTCATTATTAGTCTCGGTAACTTCCTTTACTAAATTATCTACTTTTAATTTATTGAGAAGATCCTTAAATTCGTCTTGTAAGGAATCAATATGTTTTTCATTTACAGTGAAATCTATCTTCATCTCTTTTAGTTGAGAAGATAAATTCTTTTCAAAATTAACCACGGCAGGAACTACCGTATTCTTCATTTCTGTATAATACTTAGAAGTACTGGTATCTAAATTCTCCTGTAACTCACAAATATTATCTGTGAGACTTTCTTCCATTGTATTGATCTTGGTTTCAAAATTTGCCAAAGAACTTTCATACTGGACTTCCTTTGCTTTGAAATCCCTAGAAAGATCATCATATGTTCTAGATAAATCTTTTGACTTATTGATTAACTTTTCAATAGTAGCAGTTTTTTCTAGAAGAACTTCATTGATTTCAATATCTTTATTATTAACTCTTTTCTGCAAATTAACGACATTTTTATTAATTTTAGAAACTTGCTCATCTAGATTCTTAGATATATCTTTAACTTCTTCTTCTGTCTTTAATTTAGAATCTACTAGAAGCTTTTTATACTTAGGAATTTCCTCATTAATAAATTCATCAAAATCTTCTGTGATGCCTTTAATCTGAGATTCATATTTTTCTTCTATCTCCTTGACAGTCTCTTTAACTAATTTTTCATTAGCAGAAATCTTTTCTTCCGTTCTTACCTCAGTCTCAGCAAAAAACTTCTTATATTTTGGTAATACCTTTTCTAAAAGAGATTCAACCTGTCCTTTAATTCCTTTAACTTCAGTCTTTACCGAAGAAAGACTCTCTTCATTAATTGCTTCAATCTCAGAACCAATCTGAGCAAGATCATCATTAAGGGTAGTTACTAGACTTCCAATCGAATCCTTTACATCCTCTTTGAAAGTAACAAACCTACTATCAACTCTGGTTTCAGAATCAACGATTAATTTCTTATAAGCAGGTACTTCTTCTCCTATAAAACCTTTTACTGTTTTAGTTAATCCATCAAATTCATTTTTTATATCTAGAATACTTTTGGAATTTAAAGTCTTTACTTTATCTTGAACATTTCTTATAGACTCTTCCACAAAGAGAAGTTGTGCAGTCATTGCATCATCAAGATCTTCTTTCTTAATGAGATCTTGAATACTTTCTTTAATCTCGTCAACACTTCCTGATAAAGTATCTACCTTTTGAACATTAGACTTAAAGGTATCAAAAGTCTTAGTAAAATCATTAAGTGCTTGAATATGATCAAAATTTGTTTTAAAAGAATTAAAAGCTTCCGAAATTGTCTCTACCTTTTCAGGTGTAGCATTTTCCCTAATCTCATCCAGAGAACTGTTAGGGTTCTTAATATAAAATTCTGACGGTTTCTTGAGTGGCACCTAAAATTACTCCATCTACAATTATATTTATTTTACTGCTTTTTGGAGGTTTCTCCTTTAATCAATTTTGCCAGATCAGCAGTAGATCCCACAAATAGAGCATTATTCGTCACACTAGTAGGACCTTTCTTCTCCTCTTCATTTACCTCTTTAATTTTCTTCTGGAGATCTAACAATTTATCAGTTGCATCAGAAACACTCTTAATTAACTGACCAGCAACTTCATATGCTCTTGGCATTTCACTTTCCTGAGCAATTTCTAAAATACCATTAATTGCTTCTTGACCTTTTTCTATTATAGAATAAAGATTACCTCTGGTATACTCATAATCTTTGGTAATATCATCCTTACTTAACCTATCAGGTTTTTGTATACCAACGGGAGATTTCTCTTCATCTACTACTTCCGGAGTTATATTAAAAGCTTTATCTAATTGATTACTCATGATATAACACCATCAAACCCAAAGTCATCCCCCTCTTCAATAAGAGCATTATCGTCCTGAGCAACCGTGTTATCGGCTACAGTAGGATTAACAACTCTTACTGAGGTTCCCTTAACATGAGAAGCAGCAGTGGTATTGTCTTGTGCTCTTTCAACAACTATTGAATTATTATTCACCGTGGTGACAAGCATTTCTTCACTATCAATGTAGATATACTGATCCACAGCAATATTAGTTGCATCAGTTAGAGCAATCTCTACCTCTGTCAAGTTAACATCCTCATTAAGAGTAGTGACGACAGGACCATCGTAACTCTTAACTGCTCTTGGTGTGACCGTATATGTGAGATCTCTTGAAGTATTTGTAGTATCTGTACCTGTAAGGTAGCTGACCCGAACCTTCTTGACAATATCGTCGGTAGCAGAAGAAACAGGACCAAACATATAAGTCTTTGCAGTAAATCTTAAAGTATAAAGAAGAACTCTTCTAGTTTCAAAGTCTCCTTCATAATCATCCTGCATAGTAATATTTTCTAATATAATAGGAATATCTCTCTTCTCATTAATACTCCCCACCAAATTTACAGTAACACTATATGCTGGTTGAAAATAAGGTAATATCTGTTCTACGATCTGTAATGCATCATCGTTTAATTTACACATGAGTGCAAGTTCAAATTGCATATTATATGGAACGGGCATATATGCCTTTTTAGATTCACTTCCATCCGTCGGATCTTTTACTGTAAACTGCTGAGTGGTAGTAACCTTTCTTGATGGATCATAAGTTAAACCAGTGAATTCAAAAGACATACGTGGTAACGTAATTGCCGTTGCCCTATTTAAATCTGGTGTCTGTGTTAAACGTGCTAAAAATTTCTGAGTAGGACCATATGCCAAAGGAACTCGGATGTCCGAACCTTCTTGTTTAATCGTAATACCATTAAAAAGAGTACCAAACGCAATGATGGTCCTCCTCAAAATTTCGTTATAAAAATATTCAAACATTGTTATAGTCCTGGTATATTATATTTATACCCACCGGGTTACCGTCAATTCTATGGAGTTATCATCCATTTCCCATTCTTCAGCAACTTGGAATCCCAGGTCCTTTACAGTATTATGAATACTCATTCTTGCATACTGCTGAGTTACTTTTTCAATGAATCTTTCTGGTGGTACTGGTTGACTCCAAGTTTGCAAATCGGTTACTAATTCATAAATTTTATCTTCTTCATTCCAACGAAAACCAATATCCGTTCCTATACAAACATCAGCTTCTACCACGGGGTGATCTTTGGCATGATATACATTACCTACGACCAACTCTTGATCCTCTTTAATGTCATGTCCTAATAATTGAAGTGCTTCAAGTAAAATAGGTTTTTCTTTGATTTTTGTCTTTATAGTACTGAAATGTGACATTACGCGCACTCCGAATCGTGGGACCATTCTTCTACTTCTACTTCTACCTGACCCATTAATTGTTGAAAATATTCGGGTTTATGTTCTTTTTGAGATACGATACCCAAGTTTTCTTCAATGGTTAAAGTAAGTTGTTCACATTCGTTCCCAACTGCACCTATAACCTCTTCGGTTACCGTCCCATCTTGTCGAATATTGAACTTAAGAGTTTGTTGTGTTGGCATGATTAGAAAGCGTGATTGTGGACTTGTAAATCGCCTTGATCAATATTATCGACATGATCTAAATGATCAATATGTTCGATATGACCATGATCAATATTTATATGCAGAGGACCACCTTCAAGAACCTTAGCGATTCTTTCAAGACTGTCGGCAATGCGTTCCAGATCTTTATTCATAGGAGAATGGAGAATTATCCTATATTATAGCACAAAATATTTATGGTGTCCCGAATGGGTTCTGTTCTGTAAAGTCTAAGATATCATCTGCTGCTTCTTCTATCTTCAAGTTATCAGCAAATCCATCTTCTAATGGATCTAAATCAATCTGCCTTATCGCATGGACAGCACCCGATTTCTGACCCACCAATTTCTCTCCTAATGTCCATGATCCACTTACAGAAGCCAATTCTATTACATTTGTTTCAGCATTCCAAGTCCTTACCCTAGCAGTAGTACTACTGATAGATCCAATAACTTCCTCATTAAAGTCGAAGTTACCACTATATGTTACTCCTGCACCAGTAATATTCAATGTTGGTGTAGTACTATATCCCATACCAGCATTAGTTATATTGATAGCAGTGATACTTCCACTAGAATCTAATACAGCGGTAGCAGCAGCACCAGCAGTACTAACACCAGTCTTAAATATTTCACTTGTAAAGGTAATAGTTGGGCTAGTAGTATATCCACTACCACCAGATGTAACAGTTACAATACCAATACCATCATTGCTTACTACAGCAGTTCCTGCCGCACCACTTCCACCATTACCAAAGATACTAATTGTAGGAGGTTGAGTTATTGCATAACCTACACCTGCATTTTGTAAGTCAACATTTTGAATAGATCTCGTGGCGGGATTAACTCCTTTATTACATACAACCATTCCTGCAATAAATCTTACGGTTGCTATACCAGTTACTCCACCTGATGGTGCAGAAGAAATGGCAACGGTAGGACCACCTAGATATCCTCCACCTCTATTAGACAGTTCAATATATCTGATACCACCTGTAACAATACCTGTGACGGCAGTTGCTGTTACACCAACACCAACTAAAGTAAGAGTCTGAGTGGGTCCAATAATTGTTGAAAGACCGTCACCTGCTGTACCATCATAATCATCTCCAATTAGAGAATCATCAATCTCCTCAACCCCAGTATCAATAACCTCATCCTCGTATACGAAGAGTTCACATTTTAAAGTATAAACATAAGTTTTTTTAAGCTGGTAGAAAGGTTTTTCATGTTCTACAAACTTAATCTCAAATAATCGATCACCTAATGGAAAATAAATTAAATCCCCTTCCTTAGGTCGAGTAGTGAGTTTTACGTCTGCCTCGTTTTCCATTAAAGGTTCAATATAAGTCTCCCATCTATCTCTTGAAATAGTCAGAGTTACTTCATTCTTTTGCTCAATACCAAATTTAGAGAGAATGACTGGGTTCTCACCATAACCATCATAAGTATCCAAATATGCTTCTAATGGATAAGCATCATCAAATTTTGATCTAACTACTTCTCTTATTACTGTTGCTTCTGAGACATATTTACGAGGTAAATAATGCACCTCAACACCATACATCCTCAACTGTTCGTTGATTAAATCTTGTACTAAATTTTGTTCAGATCTAGAACCTTGTTGAAAATACGGGTTAAGTGCCATATCATCCTATCATGTCTAATGGTGGAAGTTCATAAGTATTAGACATGATCTCTCTAATTCTGTCCAACTCTTTTTCAGCATCATCATATATTTGTCTTCCATTCATTTCTATTCCACCTGGCAATTTAACTCCATTAAATTTTAATAAATTTTGTCCCCACTGCTTTTTAATCAAAGCAACAGTATATGGTTTCAAGAAAGAATCATTCCATACTCTTGTATAATCCGTTGGATCCATTGCTCTCCAACAATCAATAATCAAATAATCACCTGCTCTAAGACTACTCCAATCAATATCGAGATATAAACGATCTTGTCTTTGATTAAATCTTATTTGTTTCTGAGTAGTTAAGAGGAACTCAATATCAGACAAATAGGTTTTAGTCATCGCATAAGTCAACATTTCCAAAGCACCAAAAAAGTAAATATCATTTAAGAATAATTGATATTTAACACTAAACATATTATTGGTAATAGTATTGGCTCCATCAAAATGGAAAACTTTTGTACATCCAATAATAGCCGGAGGAATTTCTAGATAATTACTATTCTCCTCATAATCAAATTGTATCTCTGTTCCATTAATCGTAGCACTAGCACTGGTGGTAGTTATTCCTGTTACTCCAGTTTGTCCAGGACCTTTTCCTCTATCAATATCATCATCGGTTACTTTATACTTTAAATATGTCTGTGCTACTCCATCAAAATGTCTTTCCTGAAAATATTGAAGAGCATCATCTACAATATCCTCTATTTGCTCATCGGCAACATTAATTTCCAGTACAGGAGCACCTAACTGTCTTTTACAGTAATCTATAAATTGGGATCTGGAAGCTGGTTTGGACATTTAGACACTAATCCTCTTGTAATATTTAGGGCGCAGAAGCAATACCCGCATAAACGAGGATATTACCATTTACCATATTATAAACAGTAGTTGCACTTCCTGCTCTATTAAAAGTAACTGCGGTACCTGGTAATACTTCTAACGGTGAAGTAGAAGCACTTCCAATATAAGATGTAGATAATCCCCCCGACGATTCAACAGCATTAACATAAACACTGGTTAAAGCAGATCCTACCGTTATAGAATCACCTACTGCAACATTTGTAATTGAATTGACAGTAAAGGCAGTACTTCCTACTCCTACTGTTGATCCCACTGCAATAGCAGTATCAAGAACTGATTTAGTTTCAACTTCAGGAGTCATTAATATATTATATTCATATCTTCCTTCTGCAAGACTTCTTGTTGCTGTTGTACCTAATGAAATAGTAAATTGTCCATCATAAGCACTTGTAAATCCTACGGTAAAAGTAGCAGAAGCAACTGTCGTTGAACCAACACTGGTACTTTTTCTCATCTGAGCAGAACCAGTCCACCCTGTTAGATCATACTTGGTATTTGAAGTAGTAGTTACATTAAAAATATTCCTAAAATTAGCACCACCATAAAGAGCTAAATCAGCCGCTGAGGGTACTCCTGCTTCGGGATCAAATGTAAAGCTTTTAGTTGACATTTGAAACTAACTCCTTAAGTAAAGATTTGATCTCATTCATTTCATTTTTTAAAGTGGCAAGGTCTTGTTCCATAGTTTGAGATTGTTGAACCTGTGCTTTTTTAGCATCACGTCGTGAAACATACTTCTCATAATCTAAATCATTGGTATTCACAATCGCCCCTGTCTCAGAATTTCTGAGCAAATCCACATGTCCTTTTACTCCGTAATATTCCATATTAAGCTAAGGCGATTACGCGGAGATCCTTCACTCTTGGTACATACACTTGACTTTCCGAAGTCATCAAAATCTTAATTCTATATGCTCGGAATGAAGGTAATTGATCAACAGTAAATGTATAATCTCTAAATTCTAAATTCTCTCCATCGAATCCAGAAGAATTAGATTTAGGAACAAATTTATCAGGAAGACCATTATTATTCTCCTGTGCAATCACTTGCCCTCTATTATTAAGGTTTTGATATCCAGGGAAAGGAACAAAGATCGGTTCCACTGCTTCTTTATTATGAACTGCATAGAACAATCTAATATCTGCATTTTCATGAAGATGAGCAGCTAAGATTACCTTTAAGGATGTTGCATGATTTTCCAATAACATTTCCTTGGAGACATACTGACAAGAAGTAGGATCAGTCTCTACTGTACTTACCCTATCATCTGTTGCATAATTTACAATAACATCATTAACTCTATTTGAAGTAAGAATCGCATTCATTCTCTGCCCGTCAACCACAGGACTTACATGATTATCAGCAGTATTAAGGGCGATAGTCATTTGCAACGATTTACTTCCTTTTATATCAGCTAAGAATGTATCTTCATTAAGTTTAGAAGCAATAATTCTAGGACTATCCAAATAATTAGTTTGATTCAAAATTAAAGATTCGGAATCAGTTTGTATATAAGGAATTTCATTTCCACTAATACTCTTAGCATCAATCATTCGACCAGTAGCAGTTAATGATGTAGCCGGAACAGTTATGTTCTGAACCATTGGAGTAATAAGTTCATATGGCATATTCTGAGTTGCTCTTACCTTATATCCACCGCTAGACTTGGATTGATTAATATAAAGAGCAGGCCAACCTACATCAGTATTTCTCGCAGTACCATTCTTAGACATATCCAACTTAATATTATAAGAATCAAATGTAATAGCACCAGATGTTTCTATGTTAGTAGCATTAGAATAGGCAGATGATGTTGTAGATAATCCATGAGTTGTATTAACTCTCAATAAGTTGACTCCACCTAATTCATATTTGTAAACAGGAGTTCCAACTGGATAAGTTTTCTTAACAGAATTTGAAATACCTCTAGTACTTACACCAATTGTATTTCCATTGACAGAACTATAAGAGATAATCTCTTCACCAATTCTCATGTATCCATAGTTAGTAGTACCCACACTTACATTCTCAAAAGTAGAGAATTTAGAAGCATCTGCAACAGATACACTGCCCGTATCTCCTACATTATATGCAGTGGATAATTTAGTGGGCAAAATATCAGATTCTACATCAGAAATTTCTACATTATTCTTAGTGAAATACATTCCATGATTCTTCTGATTTACCTTAATATGTAAACCATCACTAACTGTATTAGTTTGGACAATTTGAACATCTCCACCAGCAGAGTAATTTAATTCAGTTGCTACACCTACTGCTGCACTATTCTTATAATAGAAGAGAGTATTTGCAGTACCAACTATAAAGTTACCTTGAACATTCTCTAAAAGAAGTTCATTTGTACTACCAATAGAAGTAAGAGAGAATCTAGCATTTCTTCCCACAGAAGCAAGTCCCACAGTTGTAATACCAAGAACATCACCTACTTTATATCCTGTACCTCCAATAGATACGGTTGCAGCAATTGCAACTCCATTAGAAATATAAAGATCAGCAGTCGCTCCTCTACCATTCCCACTAACCGTATCAAGAACTACACCATTAAATTGGAATTGTCCATCCAATGGAGTATAACCAATACCTGCATTAATAATATTCAAACTAGTGTATGCGGCACCAGCAACTCCAGCAAGATTACCAGTTGCATTAGTTCCTTCTTGATAGAAAGTATTCCCCATTACATATCCATTATCAGCGATAGTAGTTCCTAAACCTACTCTGATCTGCCTTGAATATAATTCTAATGGTTGTGGGGGAAGTTGAGGAATTTGATCATTTCCTTCTGTTAATTCGGGACTATATACCTCAAAAGTTCCAGATTCAACAAATTCTGCCCTATAAAGAGTATATTTAAGATCTTCCCATTGACTTGGTTCCCATGTAGAAGCATTTTGAGATTTAAACATAGATCCCAAAAGAGGCTGATTAGCAATATAATTACCTGTTAATAAATCAGTCTCACCTACTCTAGAAATATAAGCAGCATATTGAGCAGAATTGGATAACATTACTATCGCATATTCCTGATTACCTTCCAAATAGATTGGTGCTTCAAATTCAAAAGTAGTAGCTACTGAACCATCAGTAGAAACATTAACTTGGGATGGATCTAATGCTACTTCACTCAAAGGAACAATATTTGTAGTTGGTACACCAGCAAGCATAGTTCTGATAGAGAACACAACAGGAAGTTCATCCACTGATTTACTAGAGAAGAATATATCACATTTAGTTAAGAATACACCAGTTTCTTCATTAACCTTAAATGATTGTGCTAAAGGATCACAATCATCCCACTGATTTTGTTGTCTTGAAGTAGTAGTACGACTTGAAGATCCGAGACTCCTCCATTCAGTGCCTATCTGCCTTCTGTTTGAGCGTGATTCAGAAATATTATGAGTTAAAATTCTTGCATTTCGGGTAGCAATAATAGTCTCTTGAATAGTTTCTAAGTATCCTATGGATGCAAAATCATCTTCGGAAGAAGAAGTTGCATTAGGTCCATTTTGAGGATCGCTGCTAAATCGGAATACCTTTTCACCCACGGTAAAGGAAGGATGATTTGGATTATTAGGATCCGGTATAAAGAAAGATCCACCTAAGAAACCACTCAAATCAGCAACCAATCTCATATTAACTATTTTTGCCTGAGCCCCACTTGATCTTCCTGTAAGAACCATACCATTGGCAACCCATCCATAATATTGTCCTTGTGCTTGCTGTGCAAGGGAGAAGGTATCTACATTTAATAATGTCGAAGTAGAAGAATATTGAGATTGAACTAATTGACCTGCGGCGTATGGATTAGCACCAAAAGTTTTTGTGGGAATATTATATGCACCTTCTTTATGATTAGATTGTGCAACTCTGAATCTTATATTCGGAGTTGTTGTATTATTAGGTCCTAATCCTGTTCCTTGTATAACACCCACAACAGTTTCTCCCACCTGGAAAGTACCAGATGTCATTTCAATTTCTAAAAGCTTAGGTACACAATACTCTTCTACATCCACACCCTCAAAAAATGGATATAATCTGGTTATTGGCTTATTCTGTTGAGAAACAAACTCAACGTTACGACTTCTCATAAAGGGGATTACTTCCCTACTAACTAATCGGTCTCCTTCAGAACGTCTTTGAGAAAAATCTTGAACAATCTGTTGTCTTGTACCACTCCTTTCATCTCTTCCAGTTTGGAAAATTTCCTGTCTCCGAGAGCGATGGGTAGTAGTGGTAGTCCTAGTTACAGCGAAATTTCCTTCCTGTCTTGTATTACTTCTGCTAGTACTACGACTTCTTACTCCACCAATCCAATTCCTTTCAGTTCCAGTCCAGAAGGTATTCCATGAACCCCATACATTAGGACCAAATCCATTTTGACTCCATCCTTGATTTCTGACCAGATTAGCAAATGTAGAAGCAAAGTTTCCTTCTTCAATAAGAGTCCGAGCTTCTAACCTTCTAGTATTAATCCAAGTATCCGATTCAGGAGTTAATTCAACAATACCATTCCAATAAGCAACAATAAAAGGTGTTATAGATTCTGTTCTAGATCCAAATACTTGTTTCACATATTCAGTCTCAGAATAATCTAATGTAATCATCTGTGAAGGATGCTTACGTACATTAATACCCTCAATAGTACTAAATTGAGTATCTTCCGTGCTATCTACATTAACTACAGGACCAAATTGCAAATCAACGGAATTGGTATAATGCTCTGGTCTAAGTTCTTTATTATTTCTATCAATACTATTCTTAACGGGGATATCAGTATCTTGAGCCTGGAAAGATTCAAAATTATCAACAAAGAATCCCGATTTAAATCTATCCAATCCATCCGAATCAGGAACAAAGAAACTAGAAGTACTAACTTCAAGTAAAGATAAAGCAGTATAATATTCGAGGTTCTGAATTCTAGTCTCTAATCTTTGGATATCCTTCATGCGATATCTCTTATATTCAAAGAAATTAATTATGGCATCACTAACATTATAAAGATATGGAGGAAGTTGGGCAGTAGCCACCTCTATGGCATCATCAACAGGCAGAGGTCTTTCAGGTTTTTCTGCTGGTGTTCCATAAATGACTTGGAAATTCCCGTCCTTAGTTAAGAATATTCTATCAATTCTTCCTAAGTAGAATGTAAAATCAACAACAATAGATTCATCAGAAGCTAACATATTAGCTGCGGAATTACCATCTCCATCAAAAGATCTTCCAGCAAAAGTAAGAGGTGAATTGCCTCCTTCTGTTACCGTGTAATTAGATACTCTCGGTCTGATATCAATTATATCGCTATTTCTAACTCCATTTACCGATGGAATCTGTGTTCCATAATTAAAGGTATTATATGAATCTACAGTAGTGATATCTCCGGTATCCGTCGAATCATAATGAGCACTTTCAAAATAAATCTTTATTTTCTTAGAGGGAGATTCTGCATTATTATTTCTAATAATAGATCCATAATTGTAAATTGTACGTTCTTGACCATTATCAAATGTATAATTTCCAGTTATATTAAAACTACTACTATTCAATGTAGTAATTACAGCTTGAATATTTGATTCCTGCGATATAATAGTTTCACCTTCTTTGAATTCATTAGCATTCTTATAAATGAAAGTAAGAGTATCTGCATCGGATTTTTCTGCAACTATGGCAATACTATTACTGGTCTGACCAATAATTTGTTCCCCTACAATATATTCACTAGTAGTTGTGGTTGCACTATTAATAGAAGAAAGATCCATTGTGGGTGCAGAAGGCGTTCCCTCAGTTTCAGTAGTTTCAAAAATACCATGAAGATTAATGATATCCGGAGTACGTAATGAAATAGTCTCATCTTCAACTCTGGTTCCATATGGAAAATCACCATACTCTAAACCATTTTGAGTAGTAGTAGTTCCAATACCCGATCCCACCAGATTGGACTTATCGACAACAATAGAATTGACCCGATCTTTAATCTTAGTTTTAGAAGTAGGCTTTAATTTCTTTAAAGTAGTAACTATTTGTACATTCCCACTATCTGTTTCAGTAGGAAGACCAATAATATCCAAAGTAGTCATTCCATTACCAAATACAAAATTAGTAGAGTTTATCTCCTCCGTAATTCCATCTGATCTAATAACTGCATATCTTTCTTCATCAAATGGTAAGAAAGTTTTATTCTCCCCAGATGCTAATTGATTTGCTACTCTATTAGCAGCAATTGTTTCATCAGAATAAACATTTCTTATACTAAGAGAAGCATCGGTAAGATCAACATTAGAAATATTTTGCCTAGGAAGAGCTGTATAAAGAGTATTATCCAGAGAATCCTGTAAATTGGTTCTTACCACTCTAAAATCATTTGCAGTAAATGGTGAAAGAGGTAATTTACCATCAACAATATTAGTGACAGTTGTAACACCTGTTATAGTAATTTCACTAGTTCCTACACTAACAACCCTTCCCATAACAGGGTCACCTAGGAGGTTTACACTCATATCCCCATATTCTACCAAATCATTTATTCTAATAACATCACCAGTACCGGGGAATAATGTATTAGGACTTCTAACAGTACTAATATAATTTGCACCTTCACCGGGACTAATAGTAGCTATTCCAATATTAAAGGAAGTAGATTGTAGAGTATTAGCAGTAAAAGTATTAATTCCACTTATACCATTATTGGTTGCATATACAGACTTAACATTAGAAATCCCATATTCTGTCACTGCTATCGCAACTCTTCCATTCAGAATTCCATTAAAACTTAGAGATTCATTTTTAACAAAATTCCCTGTAGTTTGAGTAACTGTTAATGCCGTTCCCGCAGAAACCCCATATCTTAAAAATCCAGTTGCCCCACTATTCTTTCCTTTAACAAAAGTTCCAGCACTCCAAGTATCAAGTGTAGTGGGAGCTTCATTAATGGCAAGATCAGTTACTGTTTGAACATCATAAAGAGAAATATCCCATTGATTTAATGCATCATTAGATGATTTTTCATAAGTACCAGACTCTAGAGTTACATCATAAACTCTTGCTTGACCTATTTCTTTTCCTGCTATACTAGTAGAAGTAACACCTAGTCTTTGATCTCTTAAACTTAAAACATAAGTATTTCCAATTCCAATGGTAGGATGACCATAAACAGAATTTAATCTTAATGTGGGACCAGTATTATATTCAAGTGCTTGATCTTGTAAAGTTTTAGTTGTTCGGGGTTTATCTGCATCAAGATATTCGGGAGCAATAGTTTCAATTTCATACCCTTTAACAAACGCTTTTCCAGGAGATACAAGATAAAGACCTAAATCCTCAGATGGAGTAACTCCTCCATATGTAAATTGACCCTCTTGAAAAATTCCTTGATTTCCAAGATTATTATTCAAAGAATCGACAAATCTAACATCAAAAGGCTTTACATAATAATCCCCCGACTCCGCATAAGTACGACGCGCTAACTCATCTGCTATAATACTATACTCAGTTGTATTCCTTTTACTTCTTAATTCCCCCGTATTAACAGTTGCTAATTCAACAAAACTTTCATCATTAAAATCATCTAATTCTTTCTTAAATAAAGAAAGAGTAATTTTTAATCTATCGGCTCCTGGAGCCGCATAATTATTAAATCCCTGTGAATTATCATTTAAAGTCTCATCCAAATCTGGTGTAATTATTTCTTCTAAAATATTAAAACCAACTCTATAAGAAGATGTATTACTATATTGATCTAAAATTAGAGTTTCTGAATCTATCGAACAAAAATTACCTCTTACAAAATATACACCAGCCTCAATATGAAATGCAGATCCTGTTGCAGCGGCATCTTGTGATAAAGTAGCAGCAAAGGGACTTCCAATAGATATTGAAGTATTTCCGAGCAATCCCGATGTAATTGTAACACTAGCAGTTAAAGATTCAGCATCTGCAAAAACTTCAGTAGAATTATTAGTAGTACTAGACCCTAAGTAATTAATATAAAGAGTAAGATTTCCATTTTCAGAATCTTCTGGAAGCAAAACTTTATTAACTGTTGCTGTAACTCCAGATGTTTGTCCAGTAATAGTTGCACCAATTAATTGATCGGCATAAGCAGATACAGGTACTCCTTGAAAATTATTGTTTAATTGAATGCATTTATATTCGTTAGTGTATGATGTATTTCCGGGTATTACCTTAGTTCCTTCTTTAAAAAAGTGCTGACCAAACTTTTCAATCTGGTTTTGCAACATAGACTGCAAACCAGTTAATTCTCGTGCCTGTACGGGATATCCAGGTTTAAATAATACCCGATAGTAATCGTTATCTGCATCAAAGTCGTCAAAATATGGCGATACGTTTAGATTTGTTAGCTGCGACATAATTTTTTAGAATTGCAAGATAACTTTGATATCTTCTTTTTGGGTAGATGAACGAGTAATAGATGGTCTATTATCAACATAAATTATATTCCCTGAATATTTTTTGACTTCAGGATTTCCAATACCGTCAGTAAATTCTTGACCCAAGTAGTATGTTTTATTATTTATTACGGTAGAGACACCACTAAATGCAGTATCAATACCTAAATTAGATCCAGTTGAAGGAGTAATCGTTAGATTTCCACCACTAGCAGGATCTCCAGTAAATGCATTAAGTTTAAATCCATATTGGGGTTCAGTAACACCTACACCGGCTGTTGTAAATCCAGCCATATCTCTATCTTGCCAATACTTAAGAACACCAGTGGTTTGATTATAATTAACCACTCTTGCAACAGCGGTACTGCCAGTTGCAATGGTTTGTGTGAAATAAGAATCAGCAACGAAAGTAGCACTACTGTAACCAGCACCTGCTAATCTCAGTGCTCCTGTTGCAGCAGCTTTATCTAAAGTTAATAAAGATGTACTATCAAATGCTTGAGGGTTGCATACTACGCCCACTCTTGCAATTTGATTGTCAGTAATAAAATCAGGATTCTCACTATCATTTTCAATTCGAGAATAAAGAAGTACATTATATGCACCCAATTCCCGATATATATTTGATCCATGTCCACCGGGTGGTGAAACAATCACATTGAATTCGGGACGAGTAGTTCCAGTCGGAACACCTCCAGCAAGAAGATCTAGACTACCATAGGTATATCCCGATCCTTGACTAGAAACAGTAACACTTTTTACCTGCGAGGCAGCATCCATAGTAACTGTGCATTCAGCACCAGAACCATTTCCTTTAATAGGAACTTTGGTATAAGTAGCATTTGCTGTACCCAACCCTACACCTGCATCAGTAACTGTAACAATTTTGATAGAACCATCTACGGCATTATCACGCACAGAAGCATTATCGCTACTAGTAGTCCAATCAGCAGGAACAGGAATATAGTCCGTTGATTCAAATTTTACAATATCACTAGGTTTAATAGTATAAAGATATTTCCAAATATAACCATCTCCACTAGTACCTGCATTCCGAGGTTCTAAATCAGTAAATGTAGGTTCATCTAACGATGGTTTTCCATTTGGATTATCAGGATCTATACCATTTTGAAGACATTCATAAACTCTATAATCACTGTTTATAACAAAATAATTAGCAGAATATAGATTAGTGGCTCCAGATACTTTGGCAGTATTTGTTCTACTATAATCATTACGATACATGTCATAAGTGGTTCCTGATGTCCACACTCTTCTAGGAACTACTTGTCTTACATCAGAAGAAGTAATCTTCTTCATGGCAATCATATTATCCCAATAAGAATCTTCTTGCTCGAAATTGTCCTTAGGAGAAGGGGGATCAGTATCCCAATCAGATTCGTAATCGGTTGGATTAGGTAACCCAATGAAAGAATAATATGCATTATCAGTAGTTGTTACACCAGCAACAAAATTCTTTGCATTTAATATTCTAATCTGATCGGTTATAATGGCAGCCATCTTGATAGCATTATTTTTTAGTTATTTATTAAGAAAAAGATACTAATGTTCCTGATATCCCTTATATCTGAGAGGATTAAACCTTTCTACCATTAGAGATGTAGTAATACCAGTAATTCCACTTGATGTATATGCAGTATAAGAATTTAATCCGGCTCTTGAAGTAAGATCAATTCTTCCCCAACTATATGTTCCCATATAATCAGAAGTTGATATTCCCGATGTAGTACTTAATCCATGAGGACCATTACCATCCACTTTTACAAAGACTCGTCTAATAGTAGTTGTTCCACCACCAATTACTCTATCAACTTCCTCAGTACTATTTACTTGATAAACATTATCTACAAATGATGTTCCTATTCCAACAGTGGATCCTGCAACATCCAGTGAAGTAATAGAAGTAGATCCTGTACCCATATTGGAGTTACTTACCACAAAGTAATCATCAGTTCCTATTCCACTTACAGTAACTGCTGTTCCTGTAAGGTTACCATCCCTCATAAAGGAATCGAATGGAATAAAGAGATCAAATATTAATTGAGTTCCAGAAGCAATTGTTGTCGTTCCAAAACCAACAATATTTCCTTGATCTCCTGCATATGTACCCACTGGGTTTGCTTCATCAGTTAACACAGGATGACTAATAAGAACAGAAGGAACATTAGTCCAAGTATATCCCACACCAGGATTGGTAATAGCAACACCTGTTACGGTTCCCACCCCACTAATGGTTACACTTCCCATTGCCTGAGTAGTTGTACCAACACCTACCGTGGAAGCAATACTTACAACTGCTGTGGTATAACCTACTCCACCATCCGTAATATCAATAGAAGAGATGGTTCCAGCAGCAGAAACAATGGCAGTTGCAGCAGCACCTGTGAGAGTTTCTTGTTTAATAAATTTCACTTTATCTTGGAAGGATAATTGAGTCTTATCTTCTTTTTCATTATAAGTGTCAAATAATGGTCTTAGAGAATCAACATATATTGTAGTGGATCCAATACCAACTGTTTTAGTAATATAGGCAAATGGATGAATTTGAGGTTCATAATGTTCTCTATCCTTACCAATAGGTATTTCATTAATAATCTTATCTTCGGTCTGTCGGCACCATTTAACAGGTCTTTCAAGGGATTCATCTGCACTATTCCCAGGACCATAATATGGATTAGTAGTAACAAGATCAGTAGAATCAACGCGCATAACAGTTCTTGGATCTTCGACCAAATACTCAAATTGATCAGGTAAACGTCCTATCTTTAAGGTATCACCCTCCTTAACTGTTTCAATAATTTCTCTATCAACTACGTCAGCAGCACCACTTCCCTTATAGAAGATTACCTTAGATGTATCATCTTTCTTAGGTGCTTCGGAGAAGGTAACAATACTACCACCATTAAATGAATATCCTTTACCAGGAACTTGAAGAATATCATTAATCCAAATAAGAAGTACATCTTCAACATTGATCTGAGATCCCTTACGTGAACGAATAGAAATTAGATCTCCACCATTCTCAGTTAATTGGAAGGTAGTTGTACTTCCATCAAAATCATCATCCCAATTATCAAGTACTTGAAGTAGTCCGATAGACCATCCAGTAAATTCATCATTAAATGTTTCATTTATTTCAATTAAAAATTCTTTATAACCAGATGTAGTTGGAATACCGACGGTTCCTCCAATAGGAACAGTTAAGAATTCCCCATTTCCATAACCATATCCGGTTTCATCAATTCTGAAATTAATAATACTAGATCCTTGCCCCACAACAACATCAATAGTTGCCGCAGTTCCCATTCCCGAATAACCCGAAGCATAATCTAATGCCATATTAGAATAAGACGTTGGATCATCAAATACTACTTCCAGAGATCTTTGTAAAGATCCACCTCTTGCATAGAAGTGAGAGAGAGTTGATACACCAGTATTAACCTCAAATGTCTTATTATCTAAGACTCTTAGAACAGTAGTTCCACCAGAAGCAGGATCAGTCTTACTTGCAGAATTATTATTGTCTCTTGGAGCCATAATTGCTCCCTGTACAGATCCTAAACCAACATAGAAAGTAGGTACAGTTGATGGACCAACATTAACTTCAAATTCAGTGGTGCTATTAACTGCAGTAACATCTACTCCACTATAAGTTGGATCTGGTTTTCTAGGATATCTGTGAGTAGTAATTCCACCATCCTTAGCACAAGTAAATTTGAGAGATTCTGTAGCAATCTTAATACTACTTCCCTTACGTAAAGTGTGATCGCCAATGGTCATTGTCATAATACCAGTGGCAGGGAAGTAATCTGCTGCGGTTACGTCATATTTGACTATAGTAGAAACACCAACGTTTAAAGTAATTGTATTAGAACTTACAGTAGTAATTCCTAAGCAAGTACTGAATCCTGGATCACTATATCTGGGATAAGTATGCAGAGTAGCATAATCATCCATTGAGCATCTAAATGTTAAACTATCCTGCTCAATCTTAACAGATTCGCCCATCTTATGAAGTCCACCAGCAGAAGCAGATACAAAGGTATGAACCCCAGTATAAGTAGATGGAATGTTATCCAAAACTTGAACTTCAAATGAAGTACTACCTACACCAGCGATAGATCTCCATTGTCCATTAAATGGATCGGCAGTACCTCCTGAACCAGCTCGTGGATATGTCTTATTAGCAGTATGTCCGTCTAATGCACAAGTAAAGGTTAATGAATCATTATCAAAACGCACCTTATCTCCACTGGAGAATGAATTGGCGGTTCCCACAAAGACAGTCATAATACCTGAGACAGGATTATACTGAGCAGCAGTAACCGTATGGGTACTTGGTCCTGTAAGACTATGGCTACCAACCGTTAGAGTAAGGTCTCCACTAGATGCAGTGTAACTAGCATCCGAAACATTATAGTAGGATAATGGTGATGATCCAACATTAACAGTAATAGTGGTATCTCCTACACCAGTAATTGCCGTAACTCCCATTCCAGTAATAGGATCACTAGAACGTGGATACGCATGAGCACTAGTGTTTCCATCTAAGGAGCATGTAAAGACTATAGCATTCGTTGAGAACCCTACAGTATCGCTTGTAGTGTACGTATGACCCGATCCTACTGTTAATACTAAATCACCAGTTGAAGCATCATAGGAAGCAGCAGTAGGGGTCGTAGTACCTATTCCTGTTACCGTAACTCCACCCCCAACAGCACTTACAAAAGTATGGGTGTAATTACCCCCGGTAACTACAGCACTACTCGCTGCACTTACAAATTGATGTGTATAATCTCCACCAGTTATAACAGCACTAGTTCCTATACCCACGAAAGTATGGGCAAATTGATCAGCAGGACCACCATATCCTACATTAACACTAATCTTATCGTCATGTAGAGTAATGCCATTAGTAGTTGATCCAACGAACGTATGAATTCCTACATTAGTAGAAGGAGCTACACTTAGAACTTGAATTCTAAAAGTATTAGTGGTTTTATTAGAAATTGTTACCCACTGTCCAGCAATAGGATCACTTGGTCTAGGATAACTATGAGCAGTCTTTCCACCATCCTTCTGGCAAATGAATTGAATAGAATTATTTTCTAGGAGAACCTTATCCCCATTACTCAATCCATGAGAAGGAACAGTAACAGTCATGATCCCTGTTACAGGATTATATGCAGCATTGGTAACAGTCTTAAGAGTTCCATTCTTTATAACTTCAACAGCTGTATCATATGCTAAGTCTTGACCTCGTGGATAATAATGAGTAGACTCTCCATTATCTAAACCACAAGTAAATGCAAGTCCAGTAAAGATAACTCTATTAGTCTTACCTGTGGTATTATAATTATGAGCACTAGCAGTAGTAACTGTCATAATACCCGTTACCGTATCATATCCTACATTAGTAATACCTAGTCGTGGGGCATAGTTACATGTAAATGCAATACCTGAAAGATCTATTTCATCACCCAATGATAATTCATGAGGAAGATGGGTAGTAACAGTTGTAAGTCCCTGAGAAGTACTATAACCTACATGTGCAATACTCTTTGCTTTACCAAATATATGAGGATTAGTTACAGCAACACCCGTAATATAACCATCAACTATAGAAGCAGTACCAATTGAAACCAAATTAGTACCTGTTAAACTTTCAGTCTTAATTGCAACATTAACAGTTTGAATACCAGATCTATATCCAGAACCAGTATATCCAAGACTAATAGAACTTACAGTACCAGCAGTAGAAACAATGGCAGTTCCACCTGCTGCGACGAGGGGTTGATAACCAAATCCTTCACTAGATCCAACACTAACAATAACTCCACCCATTGGGAGGTTAGAACCACCTGGATCAGAAGCAATAGAAGTTGCCGTTCCAGTAAAGGTTATAGAAGAAATTCCAGAATTTTCTGCAATCGTATATTGATAAGTGCTTCCATTTGCTTGGAAAATATCATTAACCAAAATAATAGAATCAGTCTGTATACCTGATACATTTGCTCCATCTGATTTTAAAGTGAATGTATCATCAATACCATTAAATTGACTAGACAGACTATCAAAAATTAAATTCTCTGAATAAGATTCAGCGGTACCATTGGTTTCTCCAGAACGCATGAACGTTCTTCCTTGGAAATGAGATCCAGTTGATATTCCAACCCAATCTCTATCATCAGGTGGATTAGTGGTACTACTAATTGGAACATTTCCATAAGGTGCTTCAGTAAAGGTTAAAAGGTTATTAACGATGTTATAATTACCAATAACCTTAGTTACCAAGGAATCGGTTCCATGACCTGCCAGAGTCGTTCCTAACCACTCTCTACGCAGTCTTATGAAGTTAGTACTACCAATGCCAACTCCTTCAATCTTCATGATCTCATCATTAATCTTAATAAGATCAGCACCAAAGAATGAAGTTATTCCACTGAATTCTGCAATATTCTGAACTCCTAAAAGTTCATTAGAAAGAGTAGTTGTAACAGCAGTAGAAACAACAGGTGACTGAATAATATTATCCAGTGCCATCAATGCTTTTTGGTTCTGTTTCTGAGAAATAAATCTATGAGAAGTTCCAATACCAACACTAGTAATATCTACAGTTTCAGGTACAACTTTTAGTGCTTTTTCGGCGGTTTCAGCAAACTTAAGAGTATCATCATTCACTTTAACAACGAATACCTCAGATGGTAAGAAAGTAGTAGTACCTACCCCAACGAAGCCATCAGTAGATGCTATTCCAATACCAGAATTAGAAGTTCCTACATGGTTGTAAGTAATCTTTTCACCAGTAACCCAGAAATGATTAGGTACAGTAACAGTATTATTGTCCGTATCTACAATATTAGTCTCATTCGCTAAGAAATATCTTTCAAAGATATTATAGTTCCTATGAGTTAAATTAAACGATCTCTTAATGTCTCTTTCAGTACCAGTATAAGTTTCAAATCCACTCTCAATAGTTGCATTAGTAAAGTCTATTTCATCCTTAGATGCAAGAACATTCTTTAATGCATTCATATACGTCTTAACTTCTACTGCAATACTCGCATTAGGTTGGAAGTATAAAGAAACCGTTCCAAGACCACTAATTCCAGTAGACCAATAACCTAAATCAGAATGACTGTTAACAGTTGCATATTCAGTATCAAAAGTTTGAACACTAACAGAAGGATCCTCAATATAATTGTCAACGACGACAATTTCTGATGTTTGATAATGATTATTAGTAGTATCAGTTACTTGAACTAAGAAATGTGCTCCATCATAATCGTTACCATATGAAGCAACAGGTACGGCTATAGGAGTTCCAGAAGCAGCAATATCAGTTGCTCTTGCCTCAATTAAGGCATGGTTCATTTGAATAGTACCAATACCAGAAGAGGTCTGAGCAATCGCTACGTAAATGGTATTAACAACACAAGTTGTACCAATACCTGCATTAGGAATAAAATCAACCTTTAAATCAGTTCCATCAATATAAGGATAGTAAGTACCGAAACTTCCACCAGTATAACCACCAGGTGTTGTCAATAATTGACCATATTCCAAAAGATCAACATTAGAACCATCATGAAGAATATTAAGTTCATCAAATTCCCATTCACTACTATTAATATCTCCTACACCACTGGCATCTGGTGTGATTTCAACTAAGATCTTGGCAGACCGATAAGTACTTGCAATACCTACAATAGTAGTTTGAGTAGCAGAGGGAACCTTAGTACTAGAAGATTGAATTAATGCAACATCACTAAGAGCAGTAGTTCCTATTCCTAAGAAGTTATCGTTTAGATTATATGAAAGACATGTAATATCATAATCATTTACACTAAACTGAGTAGGATACCATTGTAATTGACCTAAATCCCCACTAATAGCAAAATCAAAGGATCCTTGATCATATTGAGTTTCTACTCTTCCATATTGGTTAATATATCCAAATGCCCCATCATGCAGAAGATCAACGATCATTAACTGACGTTGTTGAGTATATCTCTGGTCTACCACATAAGTAATATATTTCTGTGCTCTTACATCTGCAAGTTTAAATGTATCTACTACGCTGTACTTAGTTGCTCTAGGACTGCTATTAAAAGTCCCACTCATGTCATCAATGGAAAGAGCTCTGTTACCCACAGATTCTTGATAATCCATTAAAATTCTATTAGAGAATATTATTTCGTCGGAAACAATAGTCGGAAGATTTAATGAATTCTCAGTAACTAAATCAAAGTCTTGAACACAGTTTAAATCACCATATCCAATCATATCTGTTACTATTTCAAAAGAGGTGGTAGCAGTACTTAATCCGACAACCATAGAACTCTCTGTATTACTCGTTTCTAACTGATAATCAGAAAACTTCTTAAATCCAGCAGTATGGTTTATAGAACTTACTACATCATCCCATTTTTCTTCTGCAACCCTTGATCTTAATGCATAAGAGAAGTTCTGATAGTAGTAATTATCTTGAATTCTTTGCATATTAGCGTTAAGAACTCCTGAATCACTTTCCCATCCATGAAGAACCTTAGATGACGCATCCAAAGTCATAGTAGAAACAAAGGATCTTATAGAAGTAGCGGTTCCCTGAGTATTAGAGGATTCCCCACGAATAACTTCGCCAACTTTAAAATCATCAGAAGATGATATTTTTAATATTTCATTATTAAAGTCCCATTGTTCTACTGTCCCAGAAGCAGAATTAGAAGTAACAGTTTCTCCTTCTAAGTATTCTTGAGTAGTTAATGAAATATCAAATACAGGGAAATATTTTTCAGGAACAATTCGAGCAGAAGAATTAGCAGCATCAAATTTACCAATATCTACTCCTTCATCAATTAAGGATGCCATACTATAAGTGATGGTAGCCCCAACACCTCCAATGTTTTTATCCATTGAGGTAACTGTAAAAAGAGTATGATTATAATCTGCTGAGTTAAAGTTCTTTCCAGTGGATCCTACGCCAACACTAATACCTTCTAAAAGGAATTTGTCATTTACTTCTAACGGGAAGATATTAGCTGTACTAAAACCAACAGATAATTCAACAAAGGCATCTCTGGTAATAGTATTAAATCCAACCGTACTAATACCAACACCATTACTATTTTCTACAGGAATAATGGTCGGAGAATATGCCCTACTCAATCCCGTTGGATTTCTGTAAATAGTGACTTGCTGATCTCCTAGTTTATAACGAATATCTGCATTAGAAACTTGTTTCTTAGTTTTGCCATCAAAAACAAGAAGTTTAGGAGGGGCCTGATATCCTCTTCCCTGAGAAGTTATTCCAATAGATTCAAAAGCAGCCAGATGATCTATATCAATAATTTGAGGAAGTAATATACTAGGTTGTAAAGTAGTGTCAGATGGGAAATTATATCCAATATTATTAATTTCAGTTCTCTTAATAGAACCAACCGAAGTACTAGAAGGTTCAATAACTGCAGTAGTTCCTACAACAGAGGTAACAGTAGAAATTCCAGGAATAGCATAATAATTTCTTCCTTTATCAATTATATTAAACTTCTTAATCGCTCCCAAAGCACTTGTAGAAGTAGTGTCATATACTACATTGGAAACAGTAGATGCATAAGAAGGTTGTTCAGGTAAGGTAGCAAGAGTATATGTAAAATCGGTAGTAGATGAAGTTGTAATAACTTGTTCTCCATTATAAAGTGAAGATTCAGTTATAATCTCACTTGCTGCACTTACATCTTCATCTACTACTATTTCTTTCTTAACATTAGGAAGATCACTTTCGTAAATATAATCCAACTTATAATATAAAGTCGGAGTATACTTATTAATTGTTAAATTAACCTTAGCACCAGCCGATCCTACTGTTCCTACTCTATCAATTGCAAAGTTAGGATCTGCGGAAGATTTATACCACAAATTAGTAAAGTTTTCATCACTATAAAAATTAAGTTCAAATGCAGGATAGGTGGTACCTTGAATACTATAAGATAATGAAGAATCCGATAAATCGAAAGAAGCTGTCGAATCCTTATAGAATTTAAGTTGTGGATTTATGGGGTTAATATTTCCGCTTGCTGTACTTGCAACTCCAACAATAGATGGTTTAGCTAATGTAGAATTATAATGAGTATCGGATAATTTAAAGTTATTTTCATCATCTCTTACAATATAATATACTCCATTATCTTGTAAACCTTCAATAATGGAAGTATCCGCAGTATAAAGAACTTTTTGTCCTGTTACAAATCCATGATTTGTTAATGTAAATGTATTGGTAGAAGTGTTAACTCCTGATGCATTAAATGCCTTGGGATTAACTAATAGTCTTCTACTAAAATCATTATACTTAAGAGTAATATCAGTTGTAATGCCTGGATTTACCTTAATGTCTACCAGATCATTGTTTGTTAAACCGTGTGTAGATCCCCCAGAAACGGTTACAAGGTTCCTTGAAACCTCCGCAGTAATTGGGTCATAATTTGTTTTAAGACTATGATATACGCCCGTTCCGAGACCTGTGAAGAAGAATGTGCTTGAAGCAGTAGTAGCAATTCCAACCCATGTACCTGTTGTACCCACACCTACTGTAACACTCGATAATCCGATTAAAGTATCATTGATTTTAGCAACATAAAGTGTATCTCCATCAGATAATGTAGATATACCAGTAGGATAACTAGCCTCTTGACGCAGAACTACTAATCCACTTCCACCATTAGGAGAATATGTTAATTTATCGTTACTTTGTAAATTATGACCAGGAATATAAAGAGTTTTTGTAGGAACAAAGATCTCACTAATACCAGTTCCGGGATTAGAAAGAGAAATAGTGGTTCCAATACCAACAGCAGCGGTTGTACCTAATCCAACTGTTTCAGAAGGAACAAAATAAATCTGCCTATTTCTATTAACATTATAAGTGGTATTAAATCCAGCATTAATAGTTAAACGACGTGGATCTTGATATAATACAGAAGTAACAGTATGAGCAGCACCTATTGTACCATCAACTGCTCTTAAAACTCTAATCCTATCAAATTCTGATTGTACATCAAGAACCTTTACTCTCTCAGCACCAATCTTTAAAATATCATTAGGTTCAATAGCAGGATAAGAAAAATCACCTGTAACATTAAAGAAAGTGACAAATCCTGTTATAGCGGTTGCAGCAATTCCTGTACTATCATCAGTCCCGATACCCGTTACAACAAATTTATTTGTAGCAACTCCTATATTATAAACTCCACCAATATTAGAAGAAGTAGTAGAAAGTCCACTAACCGTAACAGTATCTACATTCTTAAAGTTATGAGGATTCTCCGATCTTAAAATATACTCTCCACTCTTATTACCAGGATAAATTTGAACATTACTAACGGTACTAGATGCAACACTAATGCTATTAACATCTTTACCACCAATAACAGAAACCTTGGCAGCAGCTCCATATCCTTGAGTATCTGTATTATCAAATACAGCAGCATCTCCTACCTGATAAAGAGTTCCCCCAGTTAGAATTCCTACCTTCTCAACTAAACCAGGAGTTACTGATTTAACATCAATAGTTTGAGATAACTTATCGGGAATAAAGCAATATTCATATTCCAAATCACCTTCTATTAAATTATAAGGTGCTGTATTTCTGCTCCACTGTGAATTATCTAAATTGATACTACTTTGATTGGATGTGTGCTTTAAGTTAAATTCTTGAGGAAGTGATCCATAATTAGCACCTATCAAATATGGGAAAGTAGGTCTCTTATATCCATTAAATACTCCACCAGAATCCGCTGATCCATCATTAATAGTAGTAAAGTATGCGTAAGTTCCTTCTGGGAATTCAGGAGTTATACAAAATCTTCCATTATTTTCATCAAGAACCGTTGGATCTTCTACATCTTTATATACATAATCTTCAACAAAGAATCCTCGTGGGAATAATGAAGTAGGAGGACGCTGATCAGGTGGATCAATACTATAACCACTCTTCATTTGAGCAACTACACCCCCGGCTCTCTTCACATATCCATAAGGACCGTATAGGGGATTACCATCATATGCCCATCCAATGATAGGAGAATGTTGGTCTGATTCTATTTCCTTTCCACCTACAATTTTTAAATCCTTATCTCCATATAAAGTTATCCCACCTTGATCAGTAGCATAAACCGATTCTCTAAGTTTTCTAGGTGCATATAAAGCAGAATATTGTAATCCCCTATCAACAGCAAATTCTTCAGGAATATATCCATCATCAGCAGTAAAGTTGGCAAGATGTCTTTCAAATAAATTAATGGTCCAACTTTGAACATACGGATCAAACTGAACCCCGCTTCCAGGGAATTCTACTTCAATACTAGTGGTGGATGGAGAATATCCATTACCACCATGAATTACGTTAACAGCAGAAATCTTATTATCCACCATAACTGGTGTAATAACCGCACCTATTCCCTCTCCTGTGATAGTCAGAGTAGGAGCACAATTATATCTTTCTCCTTCTTTTAAAATTACTACTTCAGTAATGACTCCATTCGCTATAATTGGAGCCAATTGAGCATCATCTCCCGATCCTAACCTAATATCAGGTTCTCTATTAAAATTAATAATCTCAGAAGATCCATATCCTATACCATTACTCATTAGATGGACAGAAGTTATTTCACCTCGGAATATTGGTTGAATATCACATTCAAATGTTTCGGTACCAGTAGATGCTATACCCACATTTCCAACTACATCTACGGAAATCTCAGGATAATTAAATGTTTGTGTTCCTACACCAACTGAAGTAAAATCGATATACTGTTTTGATCCATAATAAAAATCTTTATTAGTTGTTCCTACACCGACAGATGATAATTTAAATGTATCACTATCAATACTAGTTACATAATATTCTGTACTTGCAGAAAGACCTCCAATTTCAGTATCAGTAGTCTCTACATAATTGATAACTTCACCAGATTTATAATCATGATTACTAATCGTAATTTGATTTAATGCGGTATTAATTCCTGTTGCACTTTTAACAGTTCTCTTCTTGTTCTCATAACCAGAACCTGAGTTAATTACATTAATGCCTTCTACAATCCTCTTTTTATCATAAGATTTAATATATTGCTTTCCAATTCCATGAGAAGTCAAAGAAATTGTATTAATACCAATAAGAGCATCTCCCTGATTAGCGTGTAGTTTAACACTGGTTAATCCTACTAAGGAAACGTAATAATTAGCGGATGTAGTAATTCCACCGATAGGATCTTGATTTTTGGTATCATAAACTACTCTTTCACCAGAACTAAACTTATGATAAGTCCCAAATCCAATAGTATCTAAATTTAGATTAACTTCAGGATAAATTCCTCCTCCTTGAGAATTAAAAGAAACAGAATGGGTAGCTTCCTTCATATTAACGGAAGCAACTGCCCCATATCCATTACCACCAGTGATTGTTACAACAGGAGTTCCTTGATAATCAAATCCTGAATCTAAAATACGAATATCCTTTAAATTTCCCCTAACTGCAACATATCCGGTAGCACCTATCCCTGTATTATCACTAATACTTAAAACAGGTGGATTTATGATATCATAATCAGAACCAGGACTAACAACATCAATTTTATTGAGTTTTCCATAGTTGATAGAATTTCTAGACTTATAATTACAAATTTCAACACCATTTATCAACATACCTGTAAATCCAGGTGCAGTTTCTATTACAGTGCCATCATCGTCCGGTGTAGTAAATTCTCTTAAAAGATTTTGTGCTTGAAGAGTTTTATATCTAAATTTAAATGGTAAAATCTGACAATTTATTGCATTGGTATTATTATCAAGAGAAATAAAAGTACCAGTAGTAATATTGGTTCTATTTACGGATAATTTGATATTATTTGCATCTACACGATATGCAAAGTAAACTTTTTCATTTGGAGGAATTCTATTTTCAACAAATGTAGATCCGACCAATCCTGTAACGATGTATCCAACATCCCCTGCAAATAAAGAAGAATTAACCTTTATACCCGTTTTTTTAACTCCAGTAGAAGTGAAATATTCATAATTAACTTTTTCAGGTATATAATAAACTGCATCTCCGGTATAGAATCCATGATCACCAAATGGACTTATATTCCACTCTTCTCCAATATAAGTTCCTGTAAAAGTAACAGTCTGAGAGTCAACATCAAGGGGTTGATTGTTATATGAAGGCAGAGAAGGAGAAGCAACTAATAATTTGGTCTTATCTTTATAAACATTTTGAATATTCGTAGTATAAAGAGAAGAAGTGGGAAAACTACTAGAATTAGCAGTTAAAATATTACGTCTAATATCCCAAGTTTGATTAAGATCTATATTTCCCTGTCCTCTAACTGTAATCGACTTAGAAGAAGGTACACTAATGATTGTTGTGGGTTTTTGAGTATTATTAGCGTCGATAAGAGTGGCAGCATCCCCTAATTTAAAATAATGATCTACATTAAGTCCAATTTCATAAGTTAAATCTGATGCATCGATTAATTTAACACTTTTTACCTTATAACTAGGAGCAACATTATAAAACCAATTTTTATATTTAAATTTAGTGTCTTCAACACCTAAAGTTCTTATTTTAGCAGTATCTCCCTTTGAATAATAATAAGTATTGTCTACAATTTCATATTTACCTAAGACAGCGTTAATTCTAACTCGAATTGTCTCATCTGGATCAGCAAAAGACTCTCCATAAGCGAAAGTATTGATTCCAATCGATGCAGCATTGGCAATAGTACCTGTAATATTGTCTAACTCAAAAAATTGGTTTAAAGACTTAGATTTATAAGAAGCAATCCCTGTTGTACCATCCTTATACTCAATATGAAGGTCTCCAGTTGCTCCAAAACCAACAGTAGAGTCAACAATAAGGGATGTAACCCCAGATCCAACTTCACCTATAAGACGAGTCTTTGGTGAAACGTTAAATTCGCCATAAATTGCACCATCAACCCTAATATCTCTATTATATCCTGCATCAATACTTAATTTATAATAAGTTTGACCAAATCCAACCTCGATAGGTTCTACTGAGGTAATAGGAGCATATGCTTTATTAATATCACTTTCAAAAGGCTGTTGAAATAGTGTAGAATGCTTAAGATTTAAGGGATTTCCACTAATTGGCTCTACTACCAGATCGTTAGTAATTCTATAATTGGCATTTGATGGGGTAAAGAGGAAGTCTTTAGGTCTAACAATTCTTACATCTTCATTATATAATGCTTTGAATAAAATTTCATAAGATTTATCACTACCTTTGCTTAAGTAAAAATCTTTTGCTTGTTTAATAAAAATATTCTGATCTAGATCAGCATGAAGATCTCTATCATCAAATCCTGGAGCAAATTGGCGTTTTGTCTTTAATAAAAATTGTTGTAAAAATAAAACACTTAAATTAGTGATTGTAGAACCAGATTTATGAGAACCGCTAGGGGTATCCTTAAAAACTAATTGATCTGGAGATGCATTTTTATGATAAGAAGTAACTCCACTAAAACCTCTTATACATCCCGTAAAAGAAGAATTTGTTTTTCCTGTATATGTAATAACCTCATCATCAATTTGAATTAAACCATAAGTTTCAGGAAATCCTTTAGTTCCTGTAGGAGATTCTTGTAAATCAACATTTATTGTTTTACCATATGATGTAAGAGCATCATCTAAAATAACTGAAGTTTGAAGATTCGTCTGCTCTTGAACCTTAATATATTCATCAATATTTTGAAGTAGATCCAAAGGACCACTTTTATATTCTTGTCCTTGATAATAAGATTTAAAAAATTCCGCAACTAAAGGAAACTCTTCCTGCACATAAGCAGGAAGTTGATTCTGAACTATGTTACTAAACTTAACTCTATTTTCTGACATTTTATGATCTTACTAATGTCCCGTTTTGATAACTTGAGGTTACTGTATATGATGACGCAGCCGGATCAAGTCCTGATGAAATATCGTCTACCACCATTTCAAAATTACTGCTACTAATATCTAGTTGCAAATAAAGATCCTGCAATCCAACAACATCATTAGATTTGGGACAAGCAGATATTTCAATAATTGTTTGACCATCTTTTAATTTACCCGAAAGAATATTAACGGGATTTAAAGTAACAATTCCACTCTTATAATTAATAGTTCCTACATTTCTTCGTATAATGGAAGGAGAAGTAGAATTGAGACTGGGAACTGTAAAAAAGAAAATAGATCCATTTTCACCATTAGTATTAGGTATATCCGATAGATAAATTTCTTGGGATACTCCTTGAATTCTAAATGCAGTGGATTTTATGTTATATCCCCCCATACTCTTAATATGAAACTCATTTCCAAATCCAATTTGGTACTCCGCAACAGAATTTAAAGCACATCTCATATCACGACGCATTTCAACTGTCGTAATATTAGAAGTAACTGCTTGATCACTCTCATCAATCACTTTTAAGAATTTACTATACTTAAATCGAGCACCATATCTATTTAATTCAGTAGATTCTGCATATGTAGTAGCATTTTGTTGTACTAAAGTAGAAACATACTCTCCTGAAGGTGCAAGATTTGTGTTATAATAGATTTTTGAGTCAACTTCAAGGTAAAGATACTTTAAATCAAGAATTTCGGGGACAATTCCTGCTACTGCATACTTTTTAAGCTTAGTTTTAATACTTTCTTTAAGTAAATTGGGTAAAAAATCACCTGTTCGTGGTTTTATACTAATAAAAACCTTTCCGTATTGAGGTGGAACCAATTCTTCACCACCAAAAACAGAAATTGACTCTGTTTCGGGATAAATTTTAGCAGGAATTAAAGTTTCATAGTCATTTGAACTCACTGCACGGTTTTGAGAGGCATAAACACGAGGGGCAAACTTTTTAACCGAATCTACTGACTCAATATTCTCTCCACCAGACGATTGAGAGAGTGTAGTGATTAAAGAAATACCAGAAGTTACGGAATAACTTATAGAATTTCTAATATAACTTAATTTTCCACCAAAAGTAAAGGAATTTATACCATTTGCTGCATCTCCACTAGAAATTATATAATCTACAACGATATAATTACCTTCTTCTATTTTTTTTCCAAAAATATCGTCTCCAAAAAAGATTTCATACTGTTCATCTTCAATTTCTTGTAAAAAATAGACCTTAGAATCACTTTTAATATTAAAAAGATCATTTTTTGAACTATATTTTGTTCCTCCAGTGGAAGAACTGTTATTTTTTACTGTTACAACCATTAAATCAGTGTCAATTCCAGCATTAGGTAAAATAAATTGCTGATTTGGATTTAATGAACTGTATGTAAAGTCAGTATTTAAAAGAGTTCCTTCATAAACCTTAATATTGTTAAAATTAGCAAAGGAATTTCCTGCTGCATCTGTAATAACGGGTACAGTAATGTCTTCTAGAATAGAAAAGATATAAGCACTATTACCAAAGGTTCCCGCAGTAGCCGCCACAGGACCTTTACTGAGCGTCAGAGTGGCGGGAGCAGGTGTTACGTTAGTTACATCAACAAAGAAACTAATAGTTGCTGTGGACGCTTTACGAGACCTTGGAAGGTATCCTATATTTCTTGCTAGAGAAACTACATTTTCTCTTAAAGTGGCACTGTCAATGAATACTTCATTAGTCACCATATTTGCATTGTATGATGAAATGTAAGTATTGTATGCCATTAAATCAATTAAGGTCGATAAATTAGACCCTTCAAAGTCATAACCAGTAAAATTAGAATTTGATCTAAGATAATCAGTTAGAGATGTCTTAATTTGATCAAAATTAAGATTAGAGAAGTTAACTAATGGCATTTATCTAGTTGGCTGCAAAGCGAATGAGAGTTGTTGTGCGGGAGCATCGATTCCTACGATTTCATATACGATAACAGTATCAAATTCACCTGCGTCATAATTAGGAGTTACAGTTAATTTAACTAACCTAACTCTAGGTTCATAATTAACGATAGATTGTGTTATTTCATCTTCAATTTGAGAAGCAGTTATTACATCTATATTTTCAAAAAGTAATTTTGAAACTCTTGATCCAAAATTTTCATTAAAGAACTTTTCACCAGGTAATGTAAATACAATATTTCTTATAGAACGAGCAATAGCATTTTCATTTTTAAGGACAATAAGGTCTCTATTAAGCGGATTACGCTTAAATGTCATACTAAGATCTTTAAAACCTTGACTAACTCGTTGTAACGGCATTTATTACAATAGTATAAAGTTATTATATTTTATTTATTAAGGATTGTTAGGTAATAATCATGGTTTGGTCGTCATAATCAAGTCCATCCTCATCATAAAGGTCATTTTGCACCTTTGTATCCCTTTTTTTAGGTGTTATTTTGTCATTTGCAATCTCACGAAGCATCTTTTGGTGTTGATGGTTCGCTAAATTATCTAAAAAATCATTAGATTCAGTCATTTTACTACCTTAGTATTAAAAAAAGACCCTTTCGGGTCTTATTATTTATTTTCCTTGTCCTCGGTACTTTTTTTTCGCTCTATTTCGAGAGGTAGCGGCAAACTTAGTATGTTTACCACGTCCTTGTCGAGTTTTCTTCGGGGTGGTTTCAACGAAATCCATTGAACCCCATGCCCCTTGCTTAGTTTTTACTGCCATAATTTAATCGAGAAACGCCGTTTTTAAATGATTCGAGTTTTTTCGTGACCGACCCTTATACGAGGATCGCACCAGATGTCCCATCCTTCCTCGATTGCATCGAGACAGAACGAAACGTCTTCTCCACACATATCCTGTACTGCCCCAGATTCAAACTGTTGCATCTTAGGAGCAAACCAAGGATATTCAAGTTTCTCAAAAACGCCCTTCTTAATAAGAACCCAACCGAAACCAGTATAATCAACAGTAAATGGTTTCTTTCTTTTCGAGATGCTTTCGACGGTTTCGTGATTCATCACTCCACCATTCTTGCGGAAGTCTTCTTCCTCTAACCAATGTGCGACAGAGGTAGTTGCACCATCTTCAGTAGCATACCAACCAGCAGTAATAGAACGACCATTAAGAAGTTCCTCATCCCAACTTACGATATTACCTGCTTCATCAGTGGTAGCTGCTTCTGCTGGAACTGCAACATCACATAACTGCCAGAACTTGTTAGTATCAAAGACAATATCCGAGTCAATCCAAAGTTGATAATCATACTTTAACTTTCCATCCCAAGGAATTTGATCTGGTCCTCGCAGAACATTTGCACCTAGACACTTACATCTTGCAAAGTTAACCATTGATGAATAGTCCTGGGATATCTGGATAGACATACCATTCTGAACCATATCAAAGCATAACTGCACAAAGTTTTTCAGAAAGATGTATGAGCATCCACGTCCTGGAAGACAAAATACAATTGTCTTTCCTTTCATTCTTTTCTTAATTGCGTCAATGTCCCATTCATCTTTTTTCTTGGGTTTAGGAGCATTGGCTTTAACAGTAAATCCTTTTGCCATAATAGTTTAGTACCTTCACTTCAATTATAGAGTAATTATATCTATATGTCAATCTTTTTTATTAATACCGTATATTCCCTACCAAACAACATCTTCCATTTACTTTTGATGGATTACACCAGTGTGTTTGACTTGCATGAAATATTACCATC